GAGAATTCTCTTTCATTTTCATCCATAGAAGCCATCTTCATCTCTGGCTTATCACGTCTAAAATCGCCTTTTAGAATGATATCTGGTGCGCCTGCTATAAATTTTTTCGATGCTTTAGTGTCTGTTAATGCCATAATTTTGTCTAAATTTAGTTTATAGGGCAGGCGTACTTATCCTGAAATATCACACTTTATTTGATTTTTGTGCTATCGTCAACACCTTTGAGAGGTTGACTTCCTTGATACAAGTCATCCCAAAACCGACCACAATAAGAGTATTCTCCAACATGAGTAATATAATCTTTTAAATATACATGTATTTCACCACCCATATCGGACCATCTTTGACAGAAACCAAAGTCTTCACCAAAGTATCTTTTGGTGCTTGGATCATGAAGCGTGTCAAAAAGATTAAACATATTGTCTTTTTTCTCTGTATTACCGTTAATTATAGTTGGTTGATATATCTCTAGCTCCGGATATTTTTTTATCATCTTTTCTATGACTTCTCTTTTGATTAACATACAGCCTGTAGGAGCATGAGTTACTTTAGCAACTCCATCTTCTACTTGTATCTTTTGTGGATCTTCTACTTTAACGGGGAATGTATACCCTGAATTTTTTAAATCATCCGCTGAATTAATAGCTCTATGTTTTGTTGTGGTCCTTCTCCAGGCTTTATCCCAATCAAAAGTTTTCATAGGATATACACAACTAATTACATCTTTATCTTTTTCTAACATTGTAAAAATTGTTTTACCTTGAAAGTCTATATCTGAATCTATGAATAATAAATGTGTGTAGTGATCTGGGTGGTTTAACATTTCAGCTACACACAAGTTTCTACCTTGTGTAACTAAAGAGGATTTCATCAAAGTAAAACTAACTAATATTTTTCTTTGCATACACTCTTGTTGAAACTTTAAAACAGCTTGACAATAATGCATGGATACATCGCTATGCACTGGTGTGCATACCATTACTTTGTACGGAGATTGGGTGCCAACATTGATGGTGGTAACTTCTGTGTCCCCATCCTGAGTTGGCGGAGTAAACCAGATGGGTTCATTGTTAGCGCCTTGCGCTTTATTACTTTTTTGCATTTACCGCTCCTTCCAAAAATCTTTTCCACGATGTGCCTATTTTATTCCAACCGTAATATGCTTGTGCATACGCAGACTGACATTCTAAATGATTGTGTATTTCTTCTCTATGTAAACTTTCAGCAGCAGCTTCTATTCCGTATGCAAACTTTTGAGCTAACATTCTTCTGTCATTTTCATATGGGATATACATAGGGAACTCTGCACCTGTTTCAAACAAAGCTCCATAATTAGTTGTAATACAATACAACCCTGCAGCCATACATTCTAATAAAGATATACAGAAAGTTTCTTCGAATATACTAGGATACGCATACATTTGATAAGTATGTAAATGATCTTTTATAAAGTTATTTGGTTTATATCCTATGTAATTAACATTGGGTAATTTCTCTGCTTGTTTATAAAGTTCTTTATAAGCATGATCGTTTTGATCATAGAAGTCTTTACCATATACTTCTGTGGACGAATAAACATCTAAACTTACTAATGGATTCTTAACTAGCTGCATAGCACCTAACAATACAGACAATCCTCTCCAAGGTGTATTTTGATGAATAATTTTTATAGGTTGACCTTTTTGATAAGGTGGTGCTTTACCTATTTTATCTATACCATTTTTAATCACCACTGATTTGTGTGTGGGAATATCAAAATGATTTCTAAATTTTTCATAAGTCCAATGACTATTAAATACATACCAATCGTACTTGTCATGATTAGATTTGTCCTTAAACCAAGGATATAAATTACCTTGATCGTAAGAATTTTTTTGCCATAGGATATTTACTTTTGTAGGATGTAAAGGAATTTTTTCAGGCACAGATGTACATATCTGTACTTCATTTAATAATTTTGAATCGACGTATTTTGATAAATAATCGAATTGTAATTCAGTTCCGCCTTTAGGTTTTTGGTTTATCATTTTTTTGATTCATCGCTTTCTGTATCATGTCTAAACCTTTCGGAGATACCTGCACAGTTACATCCTGTACTATATCAGGTCCATCTTTCTTTTCTTTAAACACTTCGTTAGTTTTAGTATTACGCCACGTAGTTATTGTAGTGCAATCTATTTTAAGTATGTTGTCTTTATCCGTTTTCATTCTCTCTATTTATTAAAGCATAACTTATCAGGCCCTGTATTTTATTACTACCTGTAGCTGCTTGCACAGTTATAGCATCACCTGCTTCTAAATTCAAGCCCTGAGGTGAAGCGTTTACTTGCGACTTAGCTGCTAAATCATCTCTAAAAAATTCATATTCAGTATTAGAATCTGATGAATCAACAAAATTCATATTTACTATAATAGATGAAGATGCATCGTTGTTTGCACAATATACACTTTTAACTATAATCGCTGCATCTGTAGGACAAGTAAGCACTGTTGCCTTGGCTGTATCAGCTTGTTTAAAACCTTGGTTTTTATAAAATATACTCATGATAAAAAATAATTAAATGCATCCTGTTCGTTTTTTAAATCTTGTTGAAAAGAAAAATTAAGCTGTTGTTGTAAAGTATTCAAAGACTCTAGTATCTGTCTTTGATTTTCTACATCGTATTCAGGTTTTGGTTCAGGTATATAGTTTGTTACTTTCGCCATTAATTAAATTTTCCTCTAGCATAATCTCTCATAGATTGTTCTTGTGCAATAGCTGATGCTTTACCTGCCTCATACTTAGCTTTGTCAAATCCTCCGCCATCACCACCGCCGTGCATTGCCTGACCTTTATCTGCTGTGACTCCAGCTTCAACTTGTTTTTTCACCTTAGCTCTAAGATCTGCTATTTGTTGATCTTTTGCAGCTTTTTGATTTTTAAAGAAATTAAACATGTTTATATTACGATCGTTCATTTTATTAGCTATGTCAGCATTTGCTCCTGTAAATTGAGTTCCATCAAAACCTACACCATATTTTTCCTTAGCTCTTTCAATAGCTTTACTATATCTTTCATATTCATCATCAACAGCTTCTGCATAATTTCCTCTAAGACTTCTAACGTTTAAGCCAGCTGCATCTGTTAATAAACCAGTTCTAGGATCAACACTTATACCTGGCACATCACCTCCCATTCTAGATTCAATAAACTTTCTGTCCATATATGGAAGTGTATCAAATTTATCTATAGCTCTTACAAACCGCATTCCTGGAATAAAATTAACTAATGTATCTAATCCACCTTTAAGTGTTTTAGGTAATTGTTGAGTAATAAAATCTTTTGCTTGAGTTAAAATACCTTTTGGTTCTTGAAAGACATTTGCTTTCTCTTCTGCTTGTCTAGTTCCAAGTATATCACTTATATAAACTTTTTGACCATTGATAATTTGAAAAGGTTCCTCAAATTCTCTAGCAGCTGTTGACTGTGTAATACCTGCATTAGAAAAATTTGTAGGAAATATAGTTTGTATATTTCTAGCATCAAATGGCGTTGTAGTAGACGTTGTATACATGTTATTAAGAGCTAAATCGTTTGCAGCTGCCATATCAACCATAGATCTAAATGGAAATTGATTTTGAGGAAACTCACCCGTAATGACACTTCTACGATCTAAGATATCTGGTTCTGCTGCTCCAGCAGAACCTATATTAAAAAAATTTCCTATTCTTTGTAAAATATTTGGTTTTTCTGCTTGTTGGCTTTGAGCCGTGGCTAGATAGTTCTCTGCTTGTTGTCTAATCTCAGGCACATCACTATTCAACATAGTATTTAATTGTTGATCTGATAAACCTATTCCATAACTAATCGATTGTTCTGCCATTATCTTCTTCCATCCGGTTGTGCGTCTAATCTAAAAGTGCCATATCTCCAAGCTTCACCTGTAGATGTATTAGCTATTTGAATAGCTACTAATCGACCTCTAGCTCGAGTGTCTATCTTATCAGTGGTTGATGTAATTGTAAAGGGACCTAAAGGCGATCCTACAGGAGCGTTGTCAGGGTAATCATTTAAGAATAATGTAACTTGTGAATTACCACGTAAATATTTAAAATCAGGTATAAATCTCTTAACTGACATAAAGAACTCTCCATCCCCTCTATAATCAACTACCCCTGTTTGTTGTCCTAACGCACTTCGTCTAGATGTAATATCCCAGTCTCCAGATTTAATAAATGCATCTATTGATGTAGTGCCAGAACTATTGACTTGGTCATCACCTTTCTCATGACAATAGTAAATAGATGCACCATATTTATTAGTTAAGCCGCTAATAGCAGCAAAAACAGGCGTCTCTGTAGAGTTATAATCTGTAGCATATGGTTCAGGATATACACCCTGATCTTGATAACTAGACCTGTCTAGGGATGATGTTGTAAATACATTTTCTGAATAGTTATAAGTTACACATCTATCAATCTGTTCAGATCCATTTTTAGGATAGAACCAGTTTATCTCTGTGTACAACGCATTAGGTGATGAGTAAACAATATCAGAAGCTCCGTAATTAATTCCAAGATTATCTCCATCTGTGCTAAATACAAAGTCTTCAACTAAACATGGTAATGATTTTACTGTACCATCAAAGACAAAGAATCCTCCTTCAGCTGACATCCACCATACAGCTCCGTTTGCATATGAAACAGCGTTCTGTCCTATGCATCCACAGTTTGTACCCACCTGTCTTACAGAGAAAGTAAATGGTGGACCAACGAATTGAATTACATAAGCAGCTTGATCTGTTAAACAAAATACATAATCTTTACCTTGAATAGCTGCAATGATCTTGTTTCCTGTATCTAGTCTAAATGTACCCGCAGTGTTGGTTGCACTAGGTGCATAAGTATTTAAATCTTCTTGATTAGAAAATCTTACGAACATTGGATCTTGTGTGCTTGAGTCACCAATAGTTGTTTCTGTTCCAAAATGAAATAAGTGCCTGTCTCGATCAGATACCAAAGTTAATCGACTGGCTGTAGGGTTGTTAGTAGTGTTAAAATTTGTTGTCGTGGTAGAAGCTCTAATTGTTCTAGGAGTAACCGCTCCAGCATCCCAAGTAAATGTTTTACCGTTATGAACAGTTGCAACTAATACTTCTCCAAAATTATCTAGGCTCCAGTTGCCTGGATCCAGAACCACGTTGCTTACAGTTCTAGCTGTGCCCCAAGTAGAATCTCCCCAAAGATACGTACCCCAACCATAACCTTTAGTTTGAAATGTAGGACCTACAATTTCATAAGGTTTAACAGTTGCGGATCCTGTTGCAGTTCCACCAGGATTAACTGCTACCGTAGGAGCAGTGATTTTAAAAGTGTTATTAGTTACATCTCTAATTTCAAAAGCTCCATCAGTAAAAGTAGATGAAGAGGTAAAGCCGTTTGGTGTAACGGACATACTGTTAAAAACAATATATCGACCAGCTTCTAAACCATGAGACGAAAGATTAACTGTACAATCAGCAGATCCTTGAACAGTGTCAAAGGTAGCTGTCCCTGATACTTGAGCTGCTAATGGTGTAATATCGTAAAAGGCTTCATCGTAGTATAAAAAGAGTCCTTGAGAAGTTCCAATGGCTACGTATTTTTCACCTTGGAAACTTGTAAAAGCATGTTGATTTCTAGCTACTCCAGGTAATGTTTCTTGAGCTACAGTTAGTTGTTCCCAACCACCTATCTTTTCTGGTAATCCATATCTAAATCTAACGAAATCACCATCTACCCATTGGCCCTCGGCCCCTGAATCAGTGGCTTGTTTATTAAAACCTGGTTTAAAATTGAGTTTTTGTAACATAACCTAGGCAGTATATACCATAGTTTTAAGTCATTCAAATGATTAAAAATAGTTAAAATTGATGTTAAATCTCGCGTGTTTGTCTGTACAGGTTGTGCTGCTATGAAACTGACTGGGATCAAAAAATAACATTCTATTTTCTACAGATGCAATAAATTTATCTCCGACATATGTTCCACCATTACAGGTATTCAAAGAAAATATTGCACCTTTATGTGATTTCTTATTGTCTCTATGTTTATCGTGAATAATAAGTCTTTCTGTTCTAGGATAGAAATTAATTTTTATTCTTTTTAAAAATAAGTCTTCTCCCATCTTATCTATAATAACCTGCATGTCTTTAAAGAAAGGACTATTAGGAACATTATTATCATATACTACATGGGTTAAATAAAAATTAAATTTTTCTTCTATGTGTGCGAAGTTTTCAAATGTAATATTAGGACTATAGAAATATGGCAGATCCATTGCTTTTGCCTGTATATCTTTAAATATATCTATGGGTAAGAAGTTATCTACAA